CGCTCCAAGACCTCTCGCTCATCGTCGCTGAGGACGACCTCCACACGCCGTGCCATAACCGCCTCCCATCGTCGTTGATGAGAAGAACTTCGACCAGGCACAACCCCATCCCTGCGAACTAACAACTCAGGTCACTAGACGGATGGTTCGACGAGGGGCCGGGTGGTAACCACGCCGCCGTGTACGCCCATCCGACAAAGCGGGGCAAGATCCCCATCAAGAAGGCGTGGACGGGCCTCAAAATCGGGTGCCCCATCCTGAGCGGCATCCAGCGCACGGCCGAACTGAGCAAGAGCCGCCTGCTCGAGTTGCTGAACGAGGCCCGGTAGAACGTCCGCCCTCCTGCTAGGTTCCCGGTCGTGTTGAGGAGAGGGTTCGCAGTAGCCGTACTAGCGGTGATGCTGGGAGCGGCGGGGGAAGCTCAGGCGGTCACTCTCGTCACGCCTGACGGTCAAGTCGCACAGCCCTACCAGCGGTGGGTTGAGGCGGCGTGGGTACACATGCCGCGCCTCGCGTTACTGACTATCTCCGAGACGGCCTGCCCTGGCCGCGAGGAGCCGGCTTGTACCTGGCCCGGCGGCCCGATCCACTTTAACCGCGCCTGGTACGGCGACCCAAACAAGGCGTCGGCGAGGGTGCAGGGCGAGTTCCTGCACGAGCTTGGTCACCAGCTCGACTACACCCGTCTTTCGGATGCCGATCGACAGCGCTTTCTGCTGATTATGCGAGACGCTCGCCCGTGGCGAACTTCACCGAACAGCCCTCACGAGCAGTTCGCTGAGGCATACGCCAAGTGTGCGCTCGGCGGGGAACTCGCTAGGCGTTACGCCGTTGGCTACGCCTTTGAACCCACTCGGCGACAGATGCGATCAATCTGTCGCTTGATCCGCAGCAGCCGGGCGTAGTTGCAGCTAGGGCCGACCAACCTCGACCCACTCCAGCCCCTCGATCATGTCGCCGATGTAAGCCTTGTCGACCAGGGCGTTCCGGCTGTGACTGCCGAACATGACCCACCGATCAGGGCGCTTGTCGTTTGCGCCGACCTGGAGCAGTAGCGGGATACCCACGTTCGCGTCGAGCAGCGCGTCGAGCGCAGCGCGTTCGGCATCGTTGCGGGTCAGTAGCTCAAGGTTGCCTGACCAGGGTGCGCGCTTGTCGCCGGTCACGATGACCGTCGAGCGGCTGAGTGGCTGGAACCGACCCTGACGTGCCGACCGCTCAGCACCCGCGTATGCGTGGATAGTGACCTTCATGTCGAGCGCCGGATAGGCCGGATGCTTCAGCCATTGGTCGTTCGTCGGTCCCCACATGCCAGATTCCTGAACCCAGGCCGACCACCCAACCGAAAGGGGATCTGTCGAATAGACGTGTGCTGCACGCACCCGGTGCGCCACGGTCGTTCCGTTAGGCCCCTCCCGATTCCACGCCGAGCCTGATGTGCCTAGCAGTAGCCCGTTGCCAATAGCGGTACGGACGTGAATCCAGGTGTCGCCACCATCGTAGGAACACTGGACCTCAAATCCGTCTGTGGTTGCGTCACCGCCAGCGTCGTGTTCTATGTCGATTCGCATCCGACCGTCGTTAGGCTCTGGGACCAAGGTGACGGTCGGATCGCCGGGCAGCAGAACGTCGATAACGAAGTCCGACTTCTCCCAATCGGACCAGTGCTGCACGCTGTTAACGGTCTGCGCGATCCGCACGTAGCAGTCGTAGGTTCCATCGGGCAGCGGCTCATCGAGGTGCCAGGATGTCGCTGACCCGGCGAGCGCCCCTGAACCGACAATGGTCGGATCTGTCTCCGGGTCGTCGCCGTTCGCGACCACGGCAACCTCGTAGTAGGTATGAGCGCCACCGTCGCTGTCGAGATCCGGCGTCCAAGCGACTACCGGAGAGTTGGTATCAACGATCGTTCCGGTAGGGGTTTCAACCGTCAGGCCGGGTTTCTCAACGTAGGTGACATCTACGAACACCTCGTAGATGCGCGCCGCACCCGTCCCACCGGACATAATTCGCCAATAGACGATGACGTCCGTGGGCGCAGCCGCTGGCAGCGGCTTGGAAAGGACGGTGGAGGTCGTGATTCCGCTCCACCCCGGAGTCAGATTAGGGCTGGTCGAAGCGAGTACCTCGCCGTAACCGGCGACGTCACACGCGAGCGAATTTGGTGAGGCAAGCCCCTCTTTCGCCGTACGCATCCGTAGCGTGATGTCCTTAGCAACCGCTCCCGCTGGAAGAGAAGGCTCCGAGCAACCGAGTCGCTCGATCTCTGAGACCTGTCCGTGCAGGTAGGTGCTGTCGCTGTCGTCGTTGACGGCTGCGTGGTCCGATCCTGCGCCGCCCCCCACAGCCATGTCGCCAGTGATTGTCGCGATCGGACGCAGTGTCGTGACGGTCACGGCCTTGCCCCCATCCGCATCACGCTGCGCTCTCGCTTGGTCTGAACCTGATACTCGCGGCCGGCCTGGTCGCGGGCGATGGCCTTGATCTTGCTTTCGTCCACGGCTCCGTCCTCCACTATCAGTTGGATGGTCATTCCGTCCCTGCTGGGAGCGCGTAGGTCGTGCATCTTGTCGAGGGGGATGACGCCCTCGCCGGACTGGGCGAGGATCATTCGCTCTTGGCCGACCGGGCCGGGGATCTTGCCGCCCTCGTGGAACACGCCGCCGAACGGGACGAGCCTGGTGGCTCCCTCGCTGATCCGCTTCTGTAGTTCCTCGAGCGCCTTGATGCCGTACTGCTGGTTGAACAGTTCGCGGTCGAGGTTGCGGCTGTTGTCGGCCTCGCCCTTATCGCGCTTGATGATCGGCGGCGGGGTGTTCATCTCGTTGAGCTGCTGATGAGCGTCGAAGATCGATCCCGAGAACTGGCCGAAGACCGGTGTGCCCGAGAACTTGTCGCCGCGGGTGTCGCCGCGCCCGCGCCCCTGTAGGCCGGTCAGCGCACCCAGATAGGTCTCCTGGTCGCCGGTTAGCAGCTCATGCCGGTCGGTGAGGGTCGGGATGATCTGCCTGACGATCGCATTCCGCTCGCGGAGGTTCGCGTTTCGGGCACCAAGGGCCGCACCGATTCGGTCGCGCGACCGCCCAAGCGGCTCCTCGCGCAGCAGCTTCGCAGTGACCTTCTTCGACCAAAGGTTCTTGGGGAAGAACTTGTTCAGCTTCGGCGCGAGGTCCGCCGCCAGGCGCTCGATTTTGGCTTTCAGCTTGTTCGGACGCCGCTTTGCGTCGACTAGGTCGCCGAGCCCAAGGCGGACGTCCATCTGCTGCGCGATCCGCTCCTTCAGGAATGCGGCACGTTCGCGCATCGCTTCGAGGCGCTTCGTGATGTCCGCGAGCATCTCCGTGACGCGAGCGCGCGCCTCGATGAAGTCGTTGCGCCGCTCAAGCAGGAACTGCAGGCGGTCGCTCGCCCACTGGCCGGCGGTCTTGCCGTCCATCCTGCCGAGCGAGACCACCTGGCGGCCGTCCGGGTCAAGGACCGGCTCGTCGTCGGCGTCGAGCACGTCGAACGTTTGGGAGTCCGCGCGCGAAATCTGATCGGCTAGGTACTCGTCGTCGCCATCGAAGCCCGCTATCCGACCGGCCAAGCCGGGCAGGCCCTCGCCGGCCCAGCCATCAAGCGAGTACTGATCCTTCAGACGCTTGACGAGACCCGCGATCTGCTTCCGACGTGTGCCCTTCTTCGACTGGGGACGACGGGTCCGCTGTAGCGACTTGTGGATCGCTTGCGGAAGGTTCCAGCGGCCGGACGCGAGCGACACGTCGATCTCGCCGAGCGGGCTCCCTATGCCGCCCTTGACGGTGGAGCCCCCCGGCTTCGCGGGCTTCTTGGGGGCAGCGGCCTTGATGGCCTTCTTGAGTAGCTCGGCACGCTTACTGTAACCGGCGCCGGTCGGGTGCAGCCCCATCGGGTCGGAGGCGACGTAGGACCCGGCGATCTTGGCCCAGTCAATGATGTTCGCTCCGGCGACGGAGCGCAGCGCCGCGTTCTTCTCGCGGGCATGGTCGCCGAGGACGGTGAGGGCGTGCAGCGGCGAGTCGCCGGTCGTGCGGTCGACCGCTGCGAGGTTCGCCTTGAGCGCGGACACGGATGTGTCGTTGGTGCCGAGGTCGAACACGTACTGGGCGGCCTTCCCGAGTCCGAGCGCGTTGAACATCCCCGCAGCCCCTGTGGACGGTCGGCTGCCCTGCACGTTGGCCCTGAGCCCCAGGCCTAGCGTCTTGAGCCGCTCACGGAGCGGTGGCGCAGTCCCGACGCCAAGGCTGTCGCCGACCATTCCGACGAGGCCGCCCTTCTTGAGGCCAAACCGCTTCATCCAGGCGCGCGCGGCACCCTCTTGACGGAGGTAGTTCGACCCGGTCGGGTCGAAGGAACCCTGTACGGCTTGGGCGACGAGGTGCGCGGGGAGGCCCTGCGCAGCGAGCACGTTCGCGCCACCGCGCCCGGTGAAGCCGGAGTTGAGGAACAGCGAAGCGATCTGCCCCTCGTTGTGCGGGTCAACGCCCGGATGGACGCCCGCCCGAACCTGCAGGGCGCCCTGAGAATCACGGTCGCCGTAGTAGAGATCCTCCATACCGGACTCTGCGTAGCCGGCCATGCCGAGCGCGAGCGTGGCGATCTTTGACTTGGAGAGCCGTTTGGCGATCTTTGCGAAGGTCGCTTCGACATCGCCGTCGCCGGACATCGTCGGGCCGAGGTTGCTGTGCGACACGCGCGGCATGACGGACTCGATGTACTGGTTCGCGCCCTTGATGAGCCGGTCCGACGCGCCCTGCAACGCGGCGTTGGTCGTCTTGGTGCCGCCGGTGATGAGTAGCCGCTTGATCTGCGTCGCGACAGCCTTAAAGGAAGCGCCGACCGCAGAGTGGATGTGGTCCATGTGCCTGCCCCAGTCGGCATCCCAGAAGCCGTGGGGAACCTGCTGGCCGCTATCCCATGACACGGGCGGGCCGCCGAAGACCGCCGGGTTGTAGATCCCCTCGAGTAGCGACGGGCCGATGCTGTTGACGTAGCGGGCCGCTCCGCGCCAGTCGCCGCCCGTTGTGTCGATTGCGTTGCCGGTGGAGTGGATGCTGTCGGTGTCGCCGGCGCGTCGGCCGGAGCTGACGGTCTGGCCGTAGCGGTTGCCGAGAATGGCCGCGAGCTTCAACGCGCCGGGCGAGAGTCCGCCGATGTCGCCGACTGCGCCGCCCTTCTGGAAGCGCGGCGCCATGCCGAAGTTGATTGCATCGAGCGTCGCGCGACCGACCGTCTTCACGGCCTTGCGATTGAGCACGTACTCGTCGCGCTCAAGCAGTGCCGGGACCGAATCCCCTGACGGAGCACCAACGTTGATCGGGCCACCACGCTGCCGTTTCAACTGCTGCAGGGGCACGAGCTTCGGGAACGGCTTTGCCTTGTGCTTGATCGGCTTGGCGCCGAACTCGCGCAGGATCTTGTTGAGCTCGCTCTGGGTGTACTCGGCGACGGTGCCCATCCCGCCGCCGAGGTTCCCAACATTGCCCTTGAGGGTGTTGATGCCGCTTCCGGCCTTGCCGGCAGCGGGCTTGATGTCCTCAAGCGCCTTCTTCAGCTCAACTGACTTCGCGCGGAGCCTCTCCGCGGTCTCCTTGTACTCGCGGGTGCCCTTCTTCAATCCGCCTAGCTTGTTCTTGAGCCGGTCGACTTCGGTCTGCTGGGCCTTCAGCCCGGCGGTCCTGGAAGCGTCGCGGTTGCCGCCACGCAGGCTTTCGCGGAAGCCGTCTATCTCGTCGCGGGCGCTGTCGATCGCTCCGGCGAGCCCCTTGAATTTGCCGCCGACGAACGGCAACTTGGAGCCCGCCGAGACGAGGGAGGAGAACCCACCGAGGATGGTGGTGATGTAGCCGAGGTACTTGTCGGCGAGGAACTTGCCGGCGGACACGACGGCGTCGAAAGCGCCGGTGACGATTTTGCGGAACGTCTCGGATTTCGTCCATGCGGTGTAGAGCGCGAACCCGAGCCCGGCGAGGGCAACGACCACGGCCCCGATCGGGTTCAGGGACATCGCGACGTTCAGCAGTCGTTGCGCGACTGTCCATGCCTTGATGGCTACGACGGCACCGAGGATTCCTGAGACGAGAATGTCGACGCCTGGGATCTTGTCGATGGCGAACGCGAGCCCGGCGGCGAGAGCACCTACGCCCTTGACGATGGTGACGAGCGGCCCGTTGACCTTGGAGAGCTGCTCAACCAGCTTGACGACGCTGGTGAACGTCGAGACGAGCGCCTGCCCGAGCGCGCCGGTGAGGGTGCGCACGACATCGGTTAGTGCCGGGAGGAGCTGGGTCCGCACCTGTTTGATGAGTGGCGCGGCGCCGGGCTGGTTGCCGATTTCGAAGAACGCCTTCGTTACGTCTCGGAGGAGGCGGCCCATCTCGAAGATGGCGGGCTTGGCGTCGGCGAAGTATTTGCGGAGGCTGTTTTGTCCCTGAACGGAGCCGGTCCACTTGCGCCATCCTTCTGCTGCGCGCCCGAGGGCACCGAGGATCTCGTTGCCGAGCGGCCGTGCGGCCTTCCCGATGTTGAGGAACGCGCCGCCGACCCCTTTGAGGATCGGGCCGAGGAGCTGCATGGTCTGCTTGGTGCGGTCGAAGAACGCGGCGAGGCGGCCCGATTCACGTCCGGCCTTCGCCTCTGTCTTGATCCATCCGGTGAGGGCGACGGTGCCCTTGCCGAGCCAGTTCACGAACGGCCGGGCGGCGACGAGAAGGTGCCGGAAGGTGTCGGCGAGGTTGCCGCCGGCGGCGCCCATCTGGTTGATCGTTCGGACGTTCTGGCGGCCGATGAGCTGGAGGTCTCGGCCCCACTCCTTGCCGCCGAGCGCTTCGCCAGCCTTGGCGGCTAGCCCCCCGAAAGCGGTGGAGGTCTGCCCGACGATGCGGTTGACGACCCCGAAGTTGCCCATGACGCTGCGTAGGCCTTGGGAGACGCCGGGGAACAGGCCTGATGCGGCGGTTGCGCGGAGCTGGTCGAGTTTCGGCTTGAGGGAGATGATCTGGCGGACGAATGCCTGGGCGGCCGGTGGGAGCTGGCCCATCTCTTCGGCGAGCTTGTCGGCGGCGGCGCCCTGGGCGCCCATCTGCTCGGTGCTGGCCTCCACGGCGCGCTGTAGGTCGCGTTGGGCGGCGGTCTCTGCACGCGATGCGTCGGCCTCGGCGCGACGGGCCGCGACGATCGCTGGCATTCCCTTGACGCCTTCGTCGGCGGCGTCCTTGTAGTCGGCGCGGGTGCGCTTGGCCTCGATGCGGGTCTGTTTGAGGTCGAGTTGCGCCTGCTTGAGCGCGTTCTCGTCGAGCCGGATGTCGAGCTCGGTCGAGTCGGGGTCGAGCGCCGTCTCGAGAAGCTGCTCGCGGAGCTGACGGAGTCGCAGCGCTCCCTCTTCCTCAACCGAGCCCGTGCGCTCAGCGGCGAGGGCCATGTCCTCTAGCTCTCGACGCGCGTCTTTCCGCGCGGCGGTGAGATCGTCCTGAGTGATCTTCGTTTGGCGCTGAGCGTCGGCAAGCGAGAACTCGGCGTCTGCGACGCGGTCCGCTGCTGCGCGCTGCTGGCCCATCGTGTCGACGGCCTGCGAGCCGCCTTTGACCTGGGCGTCGAGGGCGGCCTTGATGGTGTCGCCGATTCCGGCGGTGGCGAGCTTTAGCGCGCCGAATGCCTGGGCGGCGGTGGCCGCGAGGGCGGGGAGTGCTACGAGCCCGCCGGCGAGTGTGCCGATCGACGAGCCGGCGGCCACGAATCCGGCGGCGAGCGCAGCTAGGCCTTGGGTGAGAAGCCCGAGCCCGGTGATTAGCGCCGGGAAGCGGAGCAGGCGGGTGATGTTGCGGAAGAACTGGGCGCCGCGGTTGACGCGCGCCATCGCTCCGTTCATGCCGCCGAAGCCGCCAGCCGCTGAACGAGCGCCTGACGTGACCTCTCGCAGCCGCGAGCTCAGGCCGCCAAGGCGGCCAGCCAAGGTGCGGGTGACGCGAGAGCCGGTCCCTGCCTCGGTGTGCCATGCGCCTAGCGAGGTGCGCGCGCTGATTAGGTTCCGGCCGGACGTTTTCGCCGCTCGGCCGATGCCGAACATGTCGCGCTCGAGGCCCTGGAGGTTTCGGGCAGCGGCAGTCGAGTTCTTCTCGACCTGGGCTATCGCGGCGGCGAGGCCGAAGGTGTCGCCCTTCGCGCGTCCAGCGCCCTTGCCGATCCTGTCGGCGAGAACCTTGCCGGCCTGGTCGCCGGCCTTCTCGAAGCGCTTGACCAGCGGGGCGAGCACGGCGCCGAGGCCGAACCCGTCCCGCTGGTTGCGCAAACGACGGGTGATGCCTGCCGAGAAGTCCCGGCCAGCGTCGTCGCCGACTTTCGAGAACCGGCGGCGTAGAGCACGCTCGATCTCCTCTTGGAAGCCGGAAAAGTCCGGCTCGATCGCGACGTATCCCGTCCCGACCTTCGTTCCTGCTGCCATGCGTGCTCACCCCCTTCAGGGCTCAGCCGGTGAACGCCCGCGCGCGTTGGAGCGAGCGCTCCTCGGCGGTCATGGGGGGCGGCTCTGGTGCTTCCTCGCCGGGCGCCTCGATGTCCCAGATGCCAGGCGGCGCGAACAGCTTGATCTTCTGGCCGCCCAGTCGAAGTAGCGCGGTGTAGTTCGCCGCGCCCCAACCGCTGATCTGGGTGAGGATCTGACGCTGGACGTCGTCGGGCGTTAGCCCCTCGCCGCGGTGGATCGCCGCGTCGGGCGGAAGGCCGGATACCAGTGCCCACAGGCGCCGGCATCCAGCCGTGTCGAACTCGTCCCGAAGGTCGAGCCCGTAGTACCTCTGGAAGTCGGCCTCGGCCTCATTCCACCTCTCGGTGAAAACGTGGGCGAGGCTGGCTATTCCCCCTCAGTCAGCCCGTACGCCTCGGTGATCTGCTCGGTCAGCGACCCGAGGAGGTCACCGACCTGCTGGCCGTTGAGCTTTTGCTCGCGGATCGAGGCGACCAGGCCGGCGTACTGGTTCTCGCCGAGCGTGTCCTTGAGGACATCTTGGACGGGCGAGATCATCTTGCCGCCCTCCATGTCGCCGAAGTGCAGGAGCAGGATGCCCGGCATCTCGGCGGGGATGGTGAACGTGAGGCCGGCCGCCTTGATCTTCTTGGTGGCGACCTTTTGCTCTGTCGTCGCGGCCCGTGCGGCGGCCCCCTTCTTCGGGGCCGCCTTCCGGGTCGTGGTGGTCGCGGCCATTAGGAGCCCGCCTCAGCGAACGCCGGGTTGTCGGACTGGAAGCCCCACGCGGTGCTCTCCCCGTCCGGGGTCAGGGCGTCGAACTTCAGCGGGTACTGGGCCGCCTTGTCGCGGACGCGCTGGACCTCGATCTCCTCGCCCATCGTGGCGCGCTTGAGGATGATCCGGTCGTGGATGTCCTCGTCGCGGACCTCGACGATCACCACGTACTCGGGGAGCCCAGCCGTGTCGGCCGGCGGTGTGTACTCGTACTCGCCCGGGGCGGTCTCGGCCCACTCGCCTCCGCCGAACGCGATCTTGTAGTTCTCGCGGTTGGTTTGGAGCAGGGTGGCCGCGATACCCTTGAGGCGCTTGAGTACCTTTCGGTCGATGGGTGTCGGGGACTGCCACGCGTCGGTCTCGGTGACCTCCTGCCCGGTGTTCTCGGTGACACCATCGGTGGTCGCGTAGCCGAGGTTGACGAATGCGGGATCGAGCTCGTCCGAGATGGTCTCAGGCAGAGCGGTGCCGTAGGGGGCGACCAGGATGTCGCCATCGGTGGCGTACTGCAACTCACTGGCGTTCTGAGCCATGAGGCGTTCCTCCTGCCCCTTGCAGGGCGGTTGATTGATGCGTATGGGCCGCCCTGCAGGCGGCAAGGGTCCGCGCCGTGGCGCGGGTGCTACGTGGTGAAGGTGGTTAGACGCCGGGCGGTGGGGCAGGTGAGAAGCGCAGGCCGGCTTCGAGGACGCCGCGGCGTAGCGGCGCCTGGATAACGTTGCGCGTCGAGCCGAACTCCTGGAGGTGCCAGCCGCGCTTGGTGTTGTAAACAAACACCCGTCCGTGACGGACACGCACGACGACGGGCCAGATGCCCTTCTGGGCCATGAACTTGCCCTCTTGGGTGCGGTTGACGTGAGCGGCGACGATCTCCGCGCGCTTGGTCATGTCCGGCAACGCTTGCGCGCGCAGCTTCTCTTCCCATCCGGGTTCGGCGCGATAGCGGATCACTTGCCGCGCATCCACACCGTCGCGGAGATGATGTAGCGCTCGAGGGCGGCCTCGCCAATGGCGGTGTCGGGGATGTGCGCGCGCGAGGAACGGGCGCCTGTCACTACCGCGTCGTCGAGCACGGCGTTTTTCATCGTGCGTAGCGCCTCCCGTACGTCAATCGACAGGCCGCTCGCGACGACGGACGAGTTCTCGGCGGTGCCGGCGTAGCAATCGATCTGGAGGAACGCCTCGATGTGGTGGTCGGTGACCCCTCCGTCGGTCGGTGGGTCGTCGAGTAGCGTCACGCGAACCCACGGGTCTTCGCGATCGTCGGGGGTAGCGGTGCTCGCCCGGAATGCTTCGTCGCGCAGGTAGGCGACGATCACGGACTCGGCGTCGGGCACCATCAGGAACCCGCCTCCCTTACCGCCCCGTTGACGCGGCGGACGGTCGCCTCGATGTGGGATACGCGCCCGTTAAACGGGCTGCGGACATCCCAGGGGTCTCCGGTGAACTCGTAGACCCGGCCGGTGATCTCGATGGCGTCTCCGGTCCCTACCTCGACGGGCTCGTCGGGCTCATCAACGATCTCCGGGCGGAGGAACAGGTCCCAGACGGTGTCCGAGGTCTCGCCCTCGGCGGCCGGCTCGGAACGCTTGAGCTGCTGTAGCTCGCAGTACCAGTCGACTCGCTTCGGCTCGCCCGCTGTCGGGTTGCCGTGTGCGTCCTCGCCGCCGGCCGTGCGGAGTAGCAGTACGCAAGGCTGATTGATGAGGCGGGCGGCGGTCACCGGGGTTAGGAGCCGTCGGGGTCGTTCGGGTCGAAGTCGTCGGCCGCGTCATGCTCGGCGGCGCGTATAGCGTCCAGGAGCACCCGCTTGCCCGCCCGGTCCGGGATGTCGATCCCGAGCGTCTCAGCGTGCTCGCGCAGCTCGCGGTTCGACAGGCCGCTCTCTTCGAGCCTGTCCGCGAGGCCGATCAGGGTGTCGAGGGCGGGGAGCGCATCGTCCGCGACCTCGTCACGGACATCGACGGCGACATCCTTGATCGCCTGCGCTGGCGACAGGATGCTCTCGGGACCAACGATGGTTGCTACCCCTGAGCCGCCGTTCGGGACGATGCCGCCGCGGTGGAACTCGCCGGTCCGCTCGCTGGTCCCCTTGTCCTCGGTGACGTTTTGGTTGCGTCGCAGGATCGCGATCTCGTCGGGGTCGTCGGTCTCGTAGGCGCCGTCCTTGAACTGGAGCTTCCGTCCGAGACGAGTCGGCTTCAGCCAGAAGTTGGGGTTACGCGGCGAGCGGAATGTCGGCATCGGGTGCCTCCTCGATCCAGTTGCGGTGACGGTGCATCTGCCGGGCCTGGGCGGAGCCGGCTTTGACCGTGCGGACACGGCCGGTGTTGCGATGGTGGTAGACGATGGGGTCGTCCAAGCGCACAGGTCGTCGCGTCCAGTCGATCGCGCACGGGTCGGCGTCGCCGATAAAGGTGTGCGCATGCCGATTGCCGGTGCGGCCTTCGACCAGCGACGGGTTTTTGTCGACGCCGCGATGCTCGACTAGCGACGGCAGCGTGTACCAGCAGTCCATTCCGTCGCGCTCGAACGTGTAGAACGTTTCGATGCGGCGGTCGTAGTTCTTCACGCTTCGCTGGACCTTCAGCGTCTGTCGCTCCCACCACTCGACGATGTCGACGATGTGGGCGGTCGGGATGATGAGCCCTGGCCCCCACCACGGGCCGGGCATCTCTAGCCAAGGGGAGCCGATCCTCTGGGCGCGCTCTATGAGCGGCGTTACGAGCTCGCTCTTCGGCCGGACCTTGCCGGTATAGAGGGCGATGGGTCGCTTGCCGTCTGTGGCGGCGGCCGCCGCGGTGGCTCCGGCGACAAGGTTGCGGCCGAGGATCACGTCGTCTTGGACGACGAGATGAAAGTCGGCCGATGGGTCGTGGGCGAGCAGCGCGCGCGACCCTGTGTGCCAGCGGTCGTTGCGCTCGTCCCAGACGATCTCAGCTTCGGGTAGCTGCTCGGCGAGTTCGTCGACGAACCGTTTGCGGCTCGGGTGGCACATGAGCGCGACGGACAGGCGGGTCACGGCAGCCACTCCAGGAGGGGCGTGGCGCCGTAGGTCTTGACGTGTTGGTAGCCGAGCGGCTCAAGGATGGCCGCGACGGACTCGCGGGCGGCGCTGTCGATCGCCTCGGCGAAGATGAGCGGCCGGTCGCGCCGGATCGTCTCCAGCCCACCGCGGAGCACTTCCGCTTCCATTCCCTCCACGTCGATTTTGAGCAACGACACGTTCTCTACGGCCGCGTCGTCGAGGCGGCGGATGCGAACCCCGTCTTCGGGGAAGCTGTCGCCGATGACGTGCGCGGGGGCGCCTGTGACGTGGCCGGTGTAGAGCCGATCGCCGAGCGCCCAAGGCCACACCTCGATGTCGAGGTCGGGGTTCAGCGCGACGTTCTCGGCAAGGCGAAGGTGGTCGAGCGGCTCGACAGCGATCACTCGCAGTCCGCAGACGGCGGCAAGCCACAGGGTGTGGTTGCCGATGCCGGCACCCGCGTCGATGGCCGTACCGGTAAGGCCGGCCCGGTAGATCCGCTCGAGCACCTTGCGCTCGTAGGGGCTGCCTGCGTTTAGGCAGTTCCCGATGATGCCGCCGGGGTCGTTGATCTTGTAGCTGGCGTCGTGCGCCTCGATCGTCAACTGCACGGGATGCCTCGCTCTCTGCGCTTGTTGGCCCACCAATGCACTGCCAGCGCGTCCGGCCACCGCTCGGCGGGGTCAAACGTGCCGGGTGTGAAGTCGCCCGCCTCCCGCCACCCGAACGGGTAGACGAGGTCGCGGTCGAGGATGGTCACCCCGCGGCCGTGCTGTAGCCATTGGCGGGTGAAAAACTGCGGGCCGGTGAGCTTGTTCGGCTTGAATCCCTGGTGGCGTTCGACGTTCGCCGCCAGATCGTCGATCAGCCGCTCGAGGAACGGGTGGCCGGGCACGGCACCCATGAACCCGTTGGCGATCCACCGACGCGGCTCTTCCCACGCGGCGAAGCACTCAACCCCTTCGAGCAGACCGTCGATCGGCTTGAGGCACTCAAAGTCGGTATCGACCCACACGCCCCCGTGGCGGTGCAGGATCTCGTAGCGCAGCACGTCTGAACGGAGCTGCCCGACATGGTCGGGCGCGATCTGCTCAGCGCGGTCGTAGACGTCCTGGTTGACGAGCGGGAACAACTCGCCGACGTTGTCGTCGGTCCACTGCCGCAGCTCCCAGCCCGGCTGGCGCCAGGTGTCGGCGAACGGCTGGCACCACTCCGGCTCCAGCCCACCGAGCCAGAGGCGATGCACAACACGCGGGACCGTCACGACCCCTCGCCGTCGAGTCCGTCCGGGTAGAAGTCGAGCGGGCTGATCTCGGTCCCGTTGCTGAAGGGGTGTGGCGAGACGAGCCCGATGGATGTCAGGCGGGGCTCGCTGGCGGCCCGGGCGGCCCTGCGGATGATCCGACGCTCGTTGCGGGTGAGGTAGATCGCGTCGGGCTGGTCGTCGCCGCGGTAGGTGACCGCGTGCTCGCCGAGCTGTTGGCGGGCGATCCCGTCGGGGTTGCGCCAGGCGCGGTAGGCGACCTGGATACAGACCAGCTTGACCGCCGCTGGCGGATCGTCGCCGCCGGTAACCCACTCCTTTGTGGACTCGGCGGCCTCGCTCAGGATGAGCGTGGAGGCGTCGTCAAGCCGTGCCTCGACGACACCCTTGTCGGTGTCACCGAGCGCCCCGTGAGGGGCCTCGAAGTCTTCGATGGTGGCGAAGGCCATCTCGTCGGTTCCCCAGGCGGCGGGGGAGGGCTCAACGCCCTCCCCCGCCTGGTGCCTGTGGTTCGCCTCGGCTAGCTGCCCGCCGGGGTGAAGTCGATCTTCACCGCGCGGACGTTCTCGTCCGTCAGCTCGCCGAAGCCGTCGCCGACCTCGGAGGTCAGGTCGCGGCCGTCCTCGACCGACGCCGCCCCGGCGAATGCCGAGTAGACCGACCGATCGCGGAGCTTCTCCGACTCGTAGTCCCTGATCCAGCGCATGGCCAGGGAGTCGAACGTCAGGGTCGCGCCGGCCGACACGCCGTCCGGCACCTTCGGGGCGACGTTGCCGAACGCGAACGCCGTCGGGTGCATCGCGACCGCGAAGTCGGGATCGACGGAATTCACGTTGCCGATCACTTCGAACCCGGCGATACGGCCGATGACCGCGTTGCGGAGTACGTCGTCGCTGTCGGCCTCGTTCGCCTTGATGAGGTGCGGCGAGTTGAGCGCCGCCTCCTCGACGTTGGCGCCGAGAACGATCTTGCGACCCGCGGCCGGGACGTTCTCCTGGTTGAGGTGCTTCCGGGCGGCGATTGCCGCCTGGTAGAACGCCCGGTCGTCCGCGCCGCCGTCGCCCTCGACGAACGGCACATCGTGGCGGTAGTTCGCGTCCTCCATCGCCGTTGCGATGTAGCCCTCGAGCAGCTCGGCGACCGCACGGATCTGCGGACGGGCGACCTGCTCGCCCCACGACTGGATGTCGAGGGTCAACTCCTCGTCGGTAATCCTGACCGCGTTGTACGGGTGCTTGTTCAGCGCGATCGCGACGGTGTACTCGTCGAGATCATCGGTCGTGATCGAGGTGTTGCGGGTACGCCACTCGTACTCGCGTCCCTTCAGGATCGAGGGGATGCGGATGTTGACGGTGTCGTTCTTGGCGCCCACGAAGTCGGCCGCGCCGTAGCGGACGGTGAGACGCGGGAGGATCAGCTCGCGCTGAAGCAACCCGAGTCCCTGGGCGACGATCTTCTCTGCCTTGAGGAACGTCGACACGGTGGTACCTCCTGTGATTCAGGGTTGGATGAACCGCCGCGATGACCACCGTGTCTTGGGGTCGTGCGGAGGGTGCTACCAGTCGCTCGAGACCTGCTCGGCGAGCTTTCTGGGGTCCGTCTCGTCCGGCTCGGCCCCGGGCACGCCGCCGGGGCGCAGCCGCTCCCTCGGACGACGCGCCTTCGCGTCGTCGTCCTCGGCGGACTCCGTGTTCTCCTCGGCGAACGACGCGATCAGCTCGTCGGCATCAGCCGCGAGCTCCTCCTCGGTCTCACCGACGAGACGCTTGGCGAGCGCCAACGCCTTGTCGCCGGTGAGGCCCTTGCTGAGAGCGACGCGCAGTCGGGCGAGGTCTCCCTCGGCCGTGGTGGCACGCTGCTCGGCGGACGTCTTCGCCTCCGCGAGCTTCTGGCCCTCGGTCTTGTTGGCGTCCTCGTGCTTCTTGTTCTCGGCCTCGGCCGCCTCCGCACGCTTGAGCAGGGCCTTCGCCGAGTTCTCGTGCTTTCGAGCCTTGGTCTTCCAGTCGTCGTCGCTGGTGACCTTTTCGGTCTCCTGCTCGGACGTGGTCTCGTTCTCCTCCTCGGTGACGTTCGTCTCCTCGGTGGTCTCGTTCTCCTCGACCGTCTCGTCGGTCGTGGTCTCCTCGTCGGCCATTCGGCCTCCTTGAGTCGGGCGCCGTTCGGCGCCGGTTACGGGCCCGCCCTGTTCGGGGCGGCTTCTGGCGGCTGCGGGCCTTAGTGGCGGTTCAGCAGCCGGCGGAAAGCGTTGAGCGAGTCGTTCGAAGTGCCGCGGTCGTAGTCGCCGCTGGCGCGTGCCTCGGTGAGCGCCTGGTTGTAGAGGCGCTTGTACTCGGACGACTGGGCGGGCATCTGGTAGCCGGCGAAGGCCGGCTCGATGCCGCACGCGCACGCATCGTGCGCCTTGAAGCTCGCGGTCTGGGCGGACTTGTAGGTCGGTCCGCGACCGGCCAGCATGGCGCAGAAGGCGCAGCAGTTGGGGCCGGCGATCCTGGCCCACCCGCGCGCTTGCGGGTCGGCGCGCGTAGACGCGACGACCGTCTCGCGGCCACCCTCAAGCACCTGCCGGGACACGCTGCCGGACATGCGCAGAAGCGACTGCTCGCGCGCGTCCGCAACAGCCCGCCCAGACCGCAGCGCGTCGCGATGCATCTCTAGCCCGACCTTGTACAGGGTGCCGGCGGCGCGACCGCGATCGAGGTCAGGCGCGAGGGCTGGCGCAAAGTCGCCAGAGATCTCCTCGGCGAACCTGAATGCCTGGTAGTAGGAGGCTGCTAGCTGCCTGGAGAGGCCGTAGCCGACGACGAGCAGCGTGAGGGTCGCGTCTACGAGCTGGCGGAACGTTGCGGGGTCGTCCTCGTCCCAGATGGGCCAGAGCCGCAGCCAGTCGAGTTGCATCCTGGCGCTCAACTGGTTCTGGGCGCGGCGGTGCTGGACGGTCAGTCCGTCGCCCTGGACGGTGGTCGCCACGACTCAGGCGGCCTGGCGCTCGAGCAGCTCGGCGTACTGCTGGAAGGAACTCCCGGCGTCGCGCGCCTGCTTCCACAGGGCGAGGTCTTGGTCGCTCACGTCCGGGACGCGCTCCCAGAGCGCCTCGACCGGAATCTCGAGCATCGTGGCCATCTTGCCGAGACCGTCGACCCGTGCCGCGAACGACATCGCCGAGGTGTCCTTCCACCGAACTTGCGCGTCGGCGGGCACTTCGACACCTTTTGCGCGACCGGACAGCCAGAGCACCTGCTCGTGCGACTCGCCGGTGACGGTTTGACGCTCGTCGACCTTGCGGTCTCGCCCCTTCTCGGCCGCCGCGAGCGCCTCCGCGCCCATGTTGATCAGCTGCCCCGTGAGCTCGTGGGCCGGCGTCTGGGACAGGGTCGCGGCGTGGCGAAGTGACGCCTCGCGAGACTCCAGGTATCCCTTCAGGTCTGTCTGCCCGAACTCGCCGAGCTCGATCTTGGGCTCGTCGTCGCCGGGTCCGGGGCCGTCATCGTCGTCGGGGTCCCCCTTGAAGGTCCATATGCGTGAAGCGGCCGCCTTCAGCAGCTCCTCCTCGCTCGACGCGGTCCAGCCGATGATGTACCGCTGCCGGAACGCCCCGAAGTGCTGGGCGACCTGGAGATCGAATGTCGTCATGTCGATCTGGTCCTGTACCGACATCGTCGGAGTTACCTGACCACGAAGCGGTGGGCGCACCCCGCCGCGGGCTTTGTCGGCGGACTCGACCTCATCGTCGGCGTCGAGGTCGTCCTCATCGAGATACCGGACGACGGGACACACCCCGAGGCCGTGTTCTGCGGCCGAGATGAACGAGCCCTTGTCCGTCTCGTTCTCCAGCTCGACGTAGTAGGTCGCCTCATCGTCGTAGAGGCGCCACAGCCCGTTGCCGCACCGCTCGAGCGCCCACATCGGCCAGTCGGGGTCTTCGCCGTAGAGCGTCGTCATGCTTCGTGGCGACTTGCCGCGGATGACGGGCTCGGGCTTCCCGGAAAGCACCGTCGCGTACGCCACGCCGTACTGAAAGACGGCCCGGTGGATTGCGGTCTGCCGCGCGTCTAGCCGGTTCGCCTGCCAGATCTTCCACACGTCGGCGTTGTCGGCTTCCCGCCTTGCCCGAAACCCGCTGACGAACATGGACTGCACGAGCGAGTTGACGATGATCTGGACGACGTTGACCCGCGAGCTCTGCGCCATCACCTGAACCTCTCGGGGCGACCCAGAGGGAATCGCGGCGGGGCGGGCCTGCACCCCCTTGAAGTACTGGCGTGCGAGGTCGAACGACGCGCGCTCGTTGAGGTGAATCGAGTGGAGGCGCTTGACCTGCTCTATCGCAGCGGCGGGCTTGAGCATCGAACACCTCCTCTCTCATCCAGCGAACACGGCCTTCGACTTGCGGGTCCGCTGCCGCTTGCGCGTGCCGAGGTAGAGCCGACGCACCATCCGGGCGCCGATGACGCACACACCGGCATCAATCTTTAGCGGCGAGTCCGGCGACTCCTTACCGACCGACACGTACAGCCCTGTGGGTCGGCGGCGACAGTTGGCGACGTGGCGCGCGGTGCGCGAGTCGCCATCGTGAGTGAACTCGCCGTACAGGGTTTCGCCGTCGACCTCGCGCTTGGCGGTGATCTCCTCGTGGCACGCCTCGGCGGCCTTGGCGAACTCGACCCGGTGGCCGCGCATGTCCCACGCGATCGGCTGGGGCGGCTTGCCTTTCGGGACCGCCATCAGCCGAAGCCGATGCTTGTATCGCGTCGGCCATTCGGTGAGCGCGAAGGACTCCCACTCACGCACGTCGGCGAAGAACGCGCAGACGCGGTAGTTCTCGAACGCCAACTGAACGGCACGGTCGACATCGAAGACATCGACCGTCTCGAGATCGTCGTTTGGGTCGGGCTCCCAGACCCCCAGAGTGAAAACGTGGCCGGTCTCGACCTCGCAGCCGATCAGCGCCGTCCCGTCACGCGACTTCGACCCGTCGAAGAACAACACGATCTCGGCCTTCTTCGGCACGACATGGTCAGGGTCGGCGAGCCGGTTCCATTCCTCCGGCGCAACCCACGAATCCTCGGCGGCCGTCGGCCAGTTGAGGTACTTCCGCTTGGAGTCGTCCGGCCGCGACTTCGGCGACCAGATGCGCTCCATGAGAACCTCAACGTCAGCCCACGGACAGTCGGCGTAGACGTGCTCCAGCGCAGCGCGCAACGAGTCCGGGTCGGACATCTCGGTGTCCGGCGGCGCGATCGTCGCGTCGTAAAGAATCTTCGTCTTGCCGCGGGTGCGCCCCTCCTCCTGGGCGAGCCACGCTTCCCACGAACTCTCGGCGACCGACTCAAGCCCTGGCACCCATGCGTTCGAGGTCTCAAGCAGTCGAGAGCCCGACTTCGCGAGGTTGTCCTCGAGCGTGGACGCGAGCTCAACCCCGCCGTTCGCTGGCTTCCAGTGCTCAGTCTCGTCACCAACGATGAACGAGCCCTCGCTACCCTCCGCTGCGGTCGCAGACGAAGTGATGACCTCAAGCGTCCCCTCGGGCAGCTTGTAGTACCTCGTCTTGCCCGGGTCGAGCTTGTAGGTCTCGACGATCGCGGAACCCTTCGAAGCGAACGCACGGACCATGCGCATCGTGTTCGCCGTCTGAGACTCGGCAGTCGCAGCGATCTGGACAAGAGGCATGTCGACCTGCTGACCGACACAGCCGCCGGGATACCGCTCGTCGAAGTCCTTGAGCCGCACCGGGCCGCAAAACTCGATCAGCGACAGGACCGCCGCGAACGGCGACTTGCCCGACCCCTTCGCGAGCCGGCGGACCCCGTGGTTGAACAGCCATCGGCCGTTGTCGTCGAGCGCGTACCACCAGAGCAGAAAGCGCAACTGGCCTGGAGTGAACTCGAACGGCTTCCGCGCCTTCGGCCCATTCGGCTGGACTAGCCCGCTGAACTCAGGCAGCTGTCCCGTCGCCCACGCCGCCGCGTACCAGCCAAGCGTCAGCTTCGGTTCACCCGGCGGAAGCGTCGAGAGCCGGTCAGCCGGCGGACCGGCTGCGGTAGTCATTCAGCCTCGCAACCGTCGCGGCCTCACCATCATCCACCGACGGCTGATCGCGGTCGATCTCGATCTTCAGGCGCCGGCGAGCACCTTCGGTAGTGAGGAGGTCGGTCATAGCCGACCACAGGTGGGAAAACATCATCGCCGAGCGCTTCGAGGCCGTCAGGAACTCCGATAGCTGACCCGCCACGATCTGCGCCGCCGCCCAATCCGACGGCTCGAAGAACTGCGCCTGCCCGGACTCGGCGAGCGACTCGTACCAACGGGTCGCCGACTCATGCCAATGCTCGCTGGCCGCCGGGATCGCTACCGTCGGCGCCGTCGCGGGAGCCGACTCGGGCTCCTCATCCTTGTTGCGCCGACGACGTTGCGTCGAACGCTTGGGTACTGGTCCGCGAGAGCCCATTCGGGCCTCCTCTCGGTCGGCCAGAGCCCCCTTCGGGGCGCCTGGGCAACAGACTTCAAAACTCGTACAAGGTCTCTGCCGCTAACCCCTCGGCCATTTGCGATATGTGCTATGGGGGGCCTCCCCCCACCCGTCAGGCGTTGAGCAGGCCAGGATGTGGTTCCGGCGGGCGCTTTCGAGGCGGGCGGTGTGCCGCAGTGCCTCGGTTGCATCGGCGATGCTCCGGGCCGCGGTACACGTTGCGGTCCCGGTCGTCGTGGCCGAGATCCCACTCGTCATCCGGCGCGATCAGCGCCTCGGTCTCAGGCTTGCCGTTCGCTAGGCAGCGCCAGCAGCACACCGTGCCCGTCGCAACCTTGGGTGCCCAGCGCTTCCGTAGCCGCTGGTGGGCGTGTCCGTAGCCGCGTTCGGTGGTGGTCGGTCGACCGACAGGCATGGGTTACGCTCACCGCCTTACTGGTCCGACACAGGAGGCGTTAGATGCTCGATGGCGAGGGCGCCAAGGCGACCGAGTTCAGGCACATGGTCGCCGGCTACGGTGCTGACAACCTTGAGATGAGCGCAAGCGATCACCTCAAACAGGTAGCAAGCGTCCTCGCGAACGTGCAAGCGCGAGGTGACGGACGCGCGGCCCAGCTAGATCCCGAGCCTATGGGTGAGGACGAGATCCAATGCGCTCAGCTACACGGGCTACTAGCCATAGGCAAGCTGCTCGGTGCGAAGCTCAGCGACCGGTAGTGGGTCACTTTGGTCAAACTGACCCACTACCCAGCGACCAGCAGCCAGACGAGCCACCCGTCGCATTCGGCAGGGCAGCGCTAGCTCACTCAGCCCTGTCGTCAGACCCAAGCGCCGCATCTGGCCCAAGCAACAGCCTGCGATCACGACCTCGAGCACGTTGCACCAGCCAGCAACAGGAAGATCAGGCAGGTAAGGCTCGAAGCCGATGTGAGGCAGCGCACCCGGCCGGTCGTAGACAGGACAGGTATGAACGGCAAGCGCCTTCACACCTTGGGGAAGCAGTCGGCAGGACAATCAGCAGGCATCTCCGCCCCGTGCTCGCAACGGGCGACGAGGCCCGACCGTCGAGCGACCCACCACACACGATCGGCAGGGATCGCGTTGTGGACCCGCACCTCCTTGACCGCGTTGCCGAAGTCTGGGCGGATGTGGACCTCGTCCGTGTCCGACAGCGACACCTGCCACAGGTCCCACTCGACGTCGTCCAGATGGTTGTAGTCCAGGTCGCCCGAGTAGCGCCACGCTGCCTGAGGGGTCGTGCCGAAGCACAGATACGGCCAAGCGATAGCGGACATCTCGCCACCACCGCTCACAGCCGGCGGCGCATACGGCTTCAAGCCATCGCGCAGGATGTCCGTGCGGCGGTCAGCCGGCGACCAGTGGAAGAGAGCCGGAAGCAGCATCAGGACAAGAAGCCCTCAGTATCGAGCACCGTGCAGTGGTCCCCATCTGCCATGAGGCGGCCGCCCTCTTCGCCATCCGCGCGACAACGAATCGCGTGCGCGGGGCAGGCAATGATCGCCAGCTCACCCGCCGCGCGGAGGGCCTTAAGCTTCGGGCAGCGACCAACCGCGAGACGCAGGCACCGCTCGTGCAGGACTCCATCGTCCATAGCCTGCGCCCATGCCCACGAGATGTCTGCGTCGGGCAGCGGCTTGTCCTTGACGAGGACGTAGGCGATGTCGTTCGGCCCGTGTCCCTCGCCGCAGACCTGGCAAAGCTTCTTGACGATGACCTCGCCGTGACGGTCCGGGTTTGTCTTGCTGAGTGCATCGGGCGGCGTCACCCACGCGATCGGCCAGCCGCCGATGATCGGACGTGGCCAACCGCGCTCCGTGAGCTCGGCGGTGTCGCTCACGTCGCCACCTTCGTCAACCGGCCCGGCAACGAGTTCGGCTGGGTGGAACGACTCATGCGCTGGGCGGCCAACGCCCACGTCTCCCTGATCTGAGCCAGCAAGTGGTAGCCACAACGGGTACAGGTGAAGCCGTCGAAGAGGCGCTGATCGCCACACCGACACGGCCGAGCCTCCAACGGACGACCCGAAGGGACACGACCAGGAGACGTTGGGAACAGCACAGCCGAAGCCGTCATCGCTTCACCTCCAGGTAGAAGCCGAACGGCTCAAGAGGAAGCAGCCAAGCGAGCAGACGTTGCATGGCGTCTCCCTTCCAGGTCGAAGCAGAACAGCTCGCGCGTCCAAGCCGAGCCGAGGACTCGAACCTCGAACCCCCTGCTTACGAGGCAGGCGCTCTACCAGTTGAGCTAGCCCGGCGAGGACGGAGAGCAACGAGGCCAAGGCGCGCGCTGCCTCGAAGGTCGATACCCCGCCAGTGCGGCCCCACAAGGGGACCGGACGCCGAGGAGCAATGAATGCCCTGGCCCGGATGCGAACCGAGGACATCCCGCTTAGGAGGCGGGCGCTCTCGTCCAGACTGAGCTACCAGGGGCAAGGGTGGCGGGCGAGCGCGTCTCTCGCTAACCGCCAGCGGCATCCACAATCCAAAGCCGGGAGTGACCCGGCCGGCCGACGCGGCCGCGACGACGGGGTTAGCAGCCCCTCTCGGGTTCCACCCCGGTCATCGCCTCGCGGCGAAGGGTGAAGCGGTACGCCACCCGCAAAGGCATGGTGACCGCTCAGAAAAGTTCAGCGTCCGGCGACGAACAAACGCCGACGCAACCGGTACCAGGCGATCTTCGCCCGGCGGACCGGAGCCTCACGCCAGCCCGGCACGAGATACACGATGCACTCATCGCCGACGACCGGGACGGCGACCACGTCGTGCTTGACCAGGGCATCCTCGATCTGCCGGGCGCGCTGATGCGCCGTCAGCACCGCAAGGTCATCTATCCAGGTCACCGCTCGCCACCCTCACGCCGTCAACGCTCCGTACCAGCTGACGACCAGCAAGGCCACGACGATCCCGAACTGGGCGTAGCCGCGATCCTCGAGCCACCAGCCCCACAAGACGAGACGGCTACGCATGAAACTCACCCAAAGCCTTCCGGGCCACCGACGCGGGATCGAGGAGGCGCTCCATATCGTCCTGAAACGTCGCGCATGCCTCGACGTGATCGAGGTAGCGCCGGAACGGACGGCCGTCGAGACTGACCGTCGGCCCGTGATAGGCGGACCGATCAAGCGGTGTTGGTGAGCAGCGGCAGTTATGGCGGCCCTCTGGCTCTATGGGAGAGTCAGTCGGCATCCGCAGCGAACACCTCGCGGTCGAACTCGTCCGGCGTAAGCCGCCAGCCGCGTGCGATCACACGGACTCGACGAGGCATGATCTCGGCCAACTCCCACCAGTCCCCGGCGTTCGGCCCCTGCTGGTTCAAGTGGTCCTCGGCCACCCGCTCGCCATGTCGGAGTGCAGCAGCCGCATCAGCCGAACTGAATGGGTCGGCGATCAGATCGCCTGTTCCGCCCTCCGGGTAGTACTGGCGACCGCCGAAGATTAGGTAGACCCGCTCAGCCACGGCTCTACGCCTCCCCCGCCGCACTGGTCACAGACTCCGCACCGCAACGCTCGCACCGCCACACGGCGGCGCGGCCGTGGTAAACGGCAGACAGCGACCAGTCGTGGCGACGGATTAGACAAGCGAGACGCTTCACCCGCACCATGCTAACCCCGCCTCCCGAGGGCTACGCGGCCGAACCTTCCCATGCAGCAGCTAGGCGCCGCGACTGGGATCACCGGACTATGAGCGGCTTGACCCGAGGACGTAGACAGCAGTGTCAACGGTGGCGCGGACGGAACCACTACGCCGCCCTTCGCTTCACCGGCTGAACATCCCGATCGAGCTTCCGCTGCATGCCCTGCACGACGCTGTCGATCGGCTTGCCCTGCCTCAACAGTCGGTGGAGCAGCCGGCGCTCGTTGCGCATATCGACGCGACGGTGAGCCCCTTCCTTCAGGAACTCCTTCGCTCGAGCCTCGGCACCGAGAAGCCCCTGATACTTGCGGCGGAGCTCGCGCTCACTGACGCGCTCCTTCCGGGCAATGGCCGTCAACCTCTCCTGATCGTGTGCGTTCACCGCCTCGCCAGCATCAGACAGCGACGAACCAGCCCCTGTGTACGAAGACTCCTCGCCAGCCCGCTCGATCGCGCCAGCCGTCGGCTCCCCAGGCTCACCGAACTCGTTGAACGACCGCCGGATCGCGCCAAAGCCCTCGCTGCTGATGCCCGGCGTCCGGCGAAGAATCCGGGCCGGGTCCCGACGATCCTGCAACGTATAGACAAGGTTGTGATGCCCGTGGGGGTGCTTGCCGATGCCCGTCACGACCAGCTTCAACTTCGGCGACAGCACGTACTCGTACGGCGGCTTGATCGGACACGACACCGTGCCCGTGATCGTGATGTCCGGCAACACGTCAGAGCCGCGGAACAGCTTCTCGCGCACCTCCCGCGACACGACCAGCTTGCCGCGATCGACACGCGCCGTCGGCGGCGAATGGAAGTGCTTCGCTCTAGCCATCGTGGTCTGCTCCCCTCGCCGCCTGCTGCGCGATCTGCGCCGCCGACTGCCGAAGCGACCGTGCCAGCGTCAGCGACGGACGCTCGGGCATCGAAGCGACCCCGTAGTTGAACGGGTCGTCCGCAGCACCCGCGATAGCTGCGTGAACGACCACCGCCTCAGGCTCAAAGCCCCGTCGCCGCAGCTCAGCCGTCGCCGCCTCGTTCGCGGCGTTCACCGCCTCGTGCAAGTCGCTCATTCGCTACCTCCTCCATCCGTCACACCGATACGGGCCCTGCCCGCATCAGTCAACGTCAACGCCCCGCCATCCAGGTCGCATTCGGCGTAGCCCGCATTCAGCGTCGGGAACACGCGCGTCGACGTCTCACCGATGGGCGTGTTCCAACGCTCAGCCAAGTCCCACGTCGTCGCCGGATCGCCAGCCTGCTCAGCGTCGTGGATCGCTTGCAGCACCTCGTTGATCTTCGTCTCGTCGCTCACGTCGTCTTCTCCTTAGTCAACCGCTCCAACGCCCGCTCATAACGCTGCTTTAAGTCTTCGCCCAACTCCGGCACCCACCGGCCAAGGTTGTCCCGCAGGTCCGCGACCTTCACCTCGCGCGCAATCGGGGCCGCTGCCTCGTAGCCGCGTCCCGGATCAGCGATGCGGGCGATGTAGTCCGCATAGGCCGGCCAGCGCGCCCAGTCGCGGGTCAAGAGGTCAAGGGCCAGCACCTCGTCAGAGTCGATCTTCGTCGCGTGCAGGATCGCGCCGAACGAGTAGCCGCAGTCCTCGGCAACGTCGTGCAACACCGCCACCCGCTTCGCCGGCTCGCTCACCGCATCCATGACGCGAAGGCAATGATCGATATACGGCTCCCCCAGCTTGTCCACCTGGCCGCTATGGGCCTCCGTGGCGAACGCGATCGCTCGATCGAGATCAGTCACCCGCTGCCTCCTTAGCCTGCTCTCGGATGTACGGCTCTACCTCTTCAACGACTGCGGTAAGGGCGTCATAGTGCGCCGGCGTCGGGTCGCGATTGCGGTCCCGAGCATCGCGAAACGCAGCGCCATAGATCGCGTCCAGCTCCTTGCCAGTCGGCAGTTGTGCAGAGCTAACCACCAGCGCTCACCGCCCTCGCCGCGACGTAGCGATACACACCGCGGCCCGCCGGCTCGAACCGGTCATCCCGACTCAAAGCGGCGAGCAACGTCGCCTGCGGGTCCACACCCGACGCGATCATGCCCGCGCCCCGAAGAATCCCGTGAATCGCGATGTAGTGCTGAGCCTCTCCATCATCAAGCAGGCCAGCAACCGCGTTCGTGATCTCCTGGCCGCGCAACAGCTCGAGGTCGCCAGCGCACTCCGTCTCCAGCTCGTTGGCCGTATCCCGAAGACGCGACGCGATGCTCTCCAGGTGCGCCGCCTGGTCGCGCAGCGCCCTGACCGAAGCGAAGATGTCCGCCCGCGTGTCGCTCATCGGAGTGTCTCGCTACCCTCGCCGGCCGGCCAATGCGGGCACTCGCCCGGCTTGCAATCCGTCGTGTCGCCGGCGTCCATCTGGGCGCCGATATGCCGCAGCTCATGGACATCGCTACGACGGTCGGCGAGCTTTGCCATGTGCAGCAACAGCGCACCGACCAGCCACGTCAGGAAGCGCCAGTAGCGGTCAGCCATCCTGTGCCTCTCCGGCAGGGCGTCGAGCGAACCTCTTCGGCGGGATGCCCTCCGGCCCGAACGGCTTCACCTTCGTCACCTGCTGCCCGTAGTCGGTCAGGGCCGCCAGGACCGCATCCGTGTGCTCGCAACCCCCGTCCTCGTAGTAGTGGCCGCGGCGGCCGGAGCAGAACAGCTCGTGCCAGCGCTGGCCACGGCGCTGGATCAGCACCACCATCGACTTCGAGCCGTCCGGCCGGTCGGAGTAAGGCATCGCCCAGAGCCCCATCAGGTCCCCTCTCCCTCTACCCCGAGCGGCTCGCCCATACGGTTTCCGATCCCGAGCGCCCGGCGCATCTTCGCCCGCCAGAAGTCCTTTGCTCCCTCCGGTCGGTCCGCCCACTTCAATGGCCTTGCGCCGCTCTCGTCGTGAAGCCGCTGCGCGCCGCCCTCTACTACCGACTCCAACACCTGACGACGCATGGGCCGGATCGCGTGCGTCGCGGCGATCAACGCGCACTCGATCTGCGACGCCTTCGGGTTCTTCTCCCAGAGCGCACGAGCGGCAGCGGCCGTCTCGTCGTTGATCCAGTCCTCCGGCGTCGTCGGGTTCTCGACAGCGGGTCGCGTGTTGACGTTCAGACTCACGACGACCGATCCCCCAGACCCGCAGGGGCCAGCTCTACATGGCAGGTAGAGCACCGTGCGCCGGGCGGCACGTAGTCCTTGAGCACCGTCTTGCCCACCACGCATCGCGCCGGCTCGCGACGGCAGCGGAACGTCCCGTCGTCGTACGCGAAACCCACGACGAAATCGGGGATCGGGATAGAGGAAGCGAAGCGGTCGCTAGGCGGCATCGGCCAACCTGCCTTTCAGATCGACACGCCGGCCAAGGTGCTCGCACGGCTTCAGGTCAACGTTCCACCCGATCAGACACGACGGGTGCGAAGCGGCCTGCTGGCGACGATTCGGGCGCAGCACACCGAACTTCACGCGGCCCCGGATGAACACGATGCTGTCCGCCGACGCGAGAGCGTCTTGCACGATCCGGGTGTCCATTGCGGCCGGGATCAACAGCACGACGCGCGAGCCGGCATCTCCCACCTCGACGCAACGCTTCACCCATCGCTCTCGGGCCTTGCCATACGGCGGGTTGCAGTAGATCGACTCCGCGCGCCACGGAAGCTCCGCACCGTCCTGCGGCGGGTGGAAGAACACAGTGGCCTCACAGGGGTTCTCGGGCAGCGTGCAGGGGTCCAGCCCGATCGTGCCGCCTAGCGCCTCGCGCACCGGGTCCAGCACGTAGGGAGGCGTAAGTTGCGTCTGCTGCGGGTGCGCCTCGTCGCGGTAGCGGAGATCGTTGCTGAAGCGATGGCCCGCCCTGCTCTCACCCATTGGTGGCGTCTCCCCCACCGGAAGCCGCCGCCCGGTCTTGGTCGGCCTTCCACTTCGCGCTCAGCCCAGCGCAACGCTCGTCACGCAGCACGCGCAGTTCGGCCTCAGTGCCGGTGCCAAGAACCTCGCCCTCGACGGTCAGCTCGAAGCGGAGTATCGGCCAGTCGCCCGTCCCGAGGATCAGCACGTCGGCGGCGAGCACGTCGACCCGCTCGTGCTGGCTGCCATCGGGCCAGATCGCCACGTCCACGACCCACGCCCCGTCTACCTCGTGCGGCGTCTCAGTGGTCCGCGCCGAACGGATCGGGTTGCGCAGCCCGATCGAGCAGCCGACCGGAATGTCGCGCGGGTGGATCGGCTCTTGGGGCAACGGCTTGTACGACCAGTGCCACGACGGCGGCCCCGGCTCCCAGACGCGGCACTCGTCCGAGCGCAGCTCGCGGCCATCGTCACGGGAGTAGTCGAGCGACGTATCGCCCGGCTCGGCGTCCTCGTGGCAGTCGCCGCTGTCGACGTCGCGCTTGTAGAGGACCCGGCAGACCCCGATGTAGGAGTGCATGTAGTCGGGCCGCTCGCCGGTCCAGTCCTCCCACAGATCCTTCGCCTCGTCGAGCGAGTCGGCCACCATCGACTGGTCGCCGCCGCCGTAGAGCATCGTGCCGGCCGGCGGAACGCTGAGCTGGTAGCCGCGTCCCTTGCGCTTCGGTGCGTCAGTCGGCATGGCCGTCCTCCTCTCGGACGACGGGCGGCCGGCACTCGTCACAGACGCACCGGTCGCGGTCGTGACCAACACGATTCGCCCGGAAGATCGACCGGGCACCGTGATGCCACGGCGTCGCGTTCGGCGACCAGTAGATGCGCGGCAACGCCGGCTTGCGCAAGCGCCCCGCCTGAATGACCAGCCAGCCCTTCGGCAGCTTCACGTCCCACCACAGCTTCGGATTCGAGCCGAAGCCCATGAAGCTGATCGCGAACGGTCGCCGCAACTTCTGCTCAGTCGCCTGCATGTCGATCCTCCCGGTCGTCGCCCCGCTGACGTAAATGCCACGGAAGCCACGACTCCTCACCGCGCCGAAACAACTCCAACAGCGCAAGGTCTTTGAACGCGCGGCGCGCGTCATACACGTCGGGTGGCGTTGACTGATGCGGACCAGTCGCCATCCTCCCCATCCCGCGAAGCACACCACTAGGCAACACAGCGATCTCGGCACTAACGATCATCGGTTCTCTCCTCCTGGTCGTCGTTGTCCACCTCGCGGGTCTCGACCCAGCACTCGAAGCCCGACAGGTCGATGGCCTGCTGAAGCGCGGGCGCAAGCTCGCCACCATCGTCCTCCGACAGCTCGATCTCGACCTCGTCCGCCGTCGCGTCCTCGTCGCCGTCCCAGACCCCCCACTTCGACTTGCCCCGGAAGCTGATGTTGCTGCTGGCGCTCCAGCAGACCCGCCACTCGATCATGTGCGTCCCCCGTCCGGTCGTTCGTCTACAGGACCCCCGGCCACCATCTCTGCGAGCACTTCACGGCCCACGTCGGTCAGCGGACGAAGCAGCAGCCCGCCCTTGCTGACGTGCTCCCGCTCGTCTGGCGTCAGCGGATCGGGCGGGAAGTAGAAGCGCTTGGTCTGGAAGTCGAACCGGCGTTTCGGCGGCGGCTCCGCGCCGAACCACTCCCACATGACCGCCGCGACCACGTAGTCAGGGACCGGCGGGGTCGGGTACATCATCGACGTGGCCTGGCCCTTGCACTCGGCCTCGGCCGGCTCGACGCCCTCCGCACGGCAGGCGAGGAACATCGGCGTGACGCCGTCTGCGACGTGGACGATGTAGGTCGCCCGGTTGCAGGTGTCGCACACGTAGCCGTTGATCTTGCCGCGACTACTCATCGTCGCCTCCGTTCTGGTCAGGACCCTCTGCTTGCCGATGCGCCAACGCCATCAGCCCACCAACACCCGGCCCCGACACCGGCCCACACGCCTTCCTACGCCCCACCCACCACAACGGGGAGCGAAGACCGACAGCGCGAGCAGCGCCCAGAACCCGGTCAGGGATCACGTCGCGAGCCCTACTCATCGTCAGGACCCCCAGAGACAGCGGACAGCGCAAGCACCAGCGCTGCGTACTTCGGGTCCTCGATCCCCGGCGACTCCACGTCGTGCATCAGGTCCTCGACCGTCCAGCCGCCTTCAGGCTCCTGGTGGCTGGTCATGTAGCGGCGAGCACCGGCAAGATCAGCAGGGAGCGCCGCTAACTGAGCCGCCGAGAACGCCGGCCGGCCATCCGCCGTGTACTCCACCTTGGCCTTCACCCGCTGGCCCAGCCGATCCGCGAGAGCGCGGGCAAGGCGCTCGGGCACCGTGTAGCTCTCGCCGGGATAGCTCTTGGCATCCGGCGGGTTCTCCAGTACGTCGAGAATCCTCAGCTCCAGATCGTCGCGGTCCTCCACCGTCAGTCCCACGGCATGCGGCGGCACGCGAAGGGCGGCGAGTAGATCGGCCACCACGAACGTCACGGCGACGTGCGGTGTGTCGATGCCCGGCCACGGCGGCTGAGCGAGCGGTGGCGTCTTGCCCTCGATCGGCACGATCAGGTTGACCTCGCCGGGCATCCCGTTCGGAACGACCCAGCCTGCACCCGGCCACGACTCCTTGCCGAAAAGCAGCTTGAACTCGCAGTCGCGCCCGTCGTCGCTTTGCTCATCTAGGGAGGACGGAGAGTCCCGATCTAACACGTCCGCGAGGCCTACGAACGCCTCCTTCACCCGTCCGTCCGAGTTCCAGCCGAACAGCCGTCGGGTCACCGCGAGCAGCTCGTCCGGCGGTTTGCGCAACAGGTCCGTGGACAACGACCTGGCGGCACGCAGGGAGTCCACCATCTCCCGATAGGTGTCCGTCGCCTCGATGCTGAACCGCAGCCCCTCGCGCAGCCGCTCGTTGTCGTCGATGAGCCGCGTCTTCCAGGTCGTGACCTCCTTCTCCAGCCGTTCGATCTCTTTCCGCTGCTCAGCGTGCTCGTGATAGATCGTGTTCGGGTCGCCCTCGGTCAGCGACGTCAGCCGCTCGGCACGTGACTCGCCTAGCTCGATGAGCGTCTTCTTCAGGTCGATGTCCCGGCACTCGGCGGTCTCGCAAGCGCAGCGCTGGACCCCGCTCGGCCCAGAGGGGACTACCCCGGCCAGAGCGTCCACAGTGGCTTTGACTGCCTGCGTCTCGGCTGCGGCGAGCCACGGCGTGCGGTCCGTGCCGACCTCCGGCCAGCGCCGTATCTCAAGCCCGTTGCGGCGAAGCCCCGTCACGAACGCAGCGATTGCCGCACGCGCGATCTGCTCCGGCCGCTCTCCCTCTACGGGGACCGGCGCACGCCAACCTGCCTGCTCGGCGCGGTGGAGGACGTAGCCGACCAGCTCGCCCATGTTGACCGGGCCGAATCGCGGCTCGTCCCACGTCGCCCCACTGATCGTTGAAGCGATCCGCTCGCACACGTCATCGCAGTCCTCCCGCTCTCCTACGGGAGACGGGGACCCATGACAGATTGATTCTGTCTTTCCATCATCGGCCGGCTCGGACTCCCCGGCATCGAGGGAGGCCAGCTCAGCCTTCGCCGCCTCGACGAAATCCGAGGCGTGCTCCATCAGGTTCGCGTGGTTGTCGGTGACCTCGGTCGAGCCCAACTCCGCGATGGCCGTGTCGAGAACACCGCGTAGCCGTCCGGTCCGACGGCGCTCTACCTCTAGAGCCGAAATGGCCTCCTCGCGCTGCTTCTCCAACTGCGCCAGCGACTTGACCGCCGCGACCTCGACAACCTCCCAGCCCTCCTGGCGCTGGCGCTCGACCAGATGCGGTGCGGCCTCGGACCACTCAGACCAGCCCGTCGCCGAACCGGTCGTCGGATACCGCCAGAGCGTCACCCGCAGCCCTTCGTGTCCTATGGAAGCCGGGTGCGGCTGCCTGTGGTAGGCGTTGACGCCCTCGACCTCGCGCTTTAGAAACTCGGCCCGCTCGACCGTGGGCTCGCAGTCGCCATCGTGCCCAGACGGCAAGCCGCACCGGCCGAAAGCGTTGACGAACGGACAGGCCTCCGGCCCTATGGGAGAAACGGGGTCGCTAGACACGGTTCGTCTCCTGGTCGTCGTCAAGGTCGTTGGCCCACGGGAGGACCGCCACGGCGACCCGCTCGGGCTCGGCTCCCATGCCCTCGCGGAACGCGCTGACAATGGCCTCGCGGTAGTAGGCGAGGTCGCTCTCGGTCGGCTCGGCGACGAACCCGACGCGGGCCTCGGCGCTACGGCCATCCGGGTCGGAGTCGCACGCTCGGGCGATCAACAGGTGGCTGGGCGTCAGATCGTCCGCCGCCGGCTCCCTTCCCTCTGAAGCGTCAGGGCTAGGCATCTGCGACCCGCTTCGTCTCGGCCCGCTCCAACGCAGCCTGAGCGTCCGCGAGCGCGGCCTTCTTCTCGGCATCGCCCTCGGCCCGGCCACGCAGGAACCCGTCTAGCCGGGCCTTGTCCTCAGCCGGGACGTTCTCGCCTTCGTAGATGTGTCCGTTCGGGTCCATTAGTTGCCGCCTTTCGTCGTTGTCGTCTCGCCGTCTACAGCCGCCGCCTCGCGGTTCTCGCCTTGGTGTTGAGTCGCGACAGCGCCCAGCTCTGACATGGCCTCTTGCCACGCATCGCGCTCTGACGGGCCGCCCACGTACTCGCTGCTGTGCATGACCGAATGGGCGCGATCCACCGCGCCTTGAAGCTCGACCAGCCGGGCCTCTAGCTCTGCTCGTCCAGACACCCGCACCTCGCCACCAAGGGCTTTGAGGGCGGCGACGCGAGCGTGGGACAGCGCACCGAAGCGCTGCGCCCAAACGCCGTTCAACTCCTCGCCCGGGGCCGCGTCCTCGTAGTACGGATCGGTTGCCTCAAACAGCTCGCTCAGGCCCTCCACCAGCGCCGGGTAGCCCGCGTCGACCAACACCCGCTCGAACTTCTCGCGCATCGCGACAACCACCCGCACGGGATACCTGTCAGCCGGTCCGTAACGCTTGAACCGAACCCGCTCAGCCGCCTCGGCTACCAGTACGTCAACCGACTTAGACACAGACACGACCCGCTCCGATCAGATAGTGGTAGTCCGGGTTCAGGCAGACCTCGCCCGCCATCTCGCCGCCGCACACCGGACACGTCTTCGGCAGCTCCGGGGGGAGCGGAGGCAGCAGCGGCTCGAGCGACCGGTCACCGCACGCGATACAGCCGGGGATCGAGCAGGCCATCAGTCCCCGCCTCCGTCCAAGCCAAGGAACTCGGCCACGGCGTCGAGCACGAATCGCGCAGGCCTGGCGTGCCTCCGGCGAGGCATGACGTTGCGCCTGGACCTTGTCGTTCAGGGCGTCGACCACCGCCCGCACGCTCTCGACGGCGAGCGTCGGGACCAGCTCCAAGTCCGGCGGCACGTTCGCTGGATCAACGCCTGGCCCGTTCAGCCAGCCGTGCTCGACGCCCTGGTCGTCGCGTCGAATGACGAGCGTCCACCGCCGCACCCCGTTGATCGACTGACGGTCACCGGCCATCGGGATCTCCTCGCTCGACGGGAGGCGGCGCGGTGCCGTCCTCAAGAATCTCGAAGGTGACGCGGACCCGCATGCCATCCACGGCTGGGTAGCGGGCCATGATTCGCGCCCGGACCCACTCGCCCAGCTCGCGCGGGCCGCCGACGGCGAAGACGTGGCGACCGGGGCAGCACAGGCACTCGTCGCGGTCGCCGACATCCGCCGTAACGGTTTGCTCGACGACTGCCACGCCGTCGCCGACCGGAACGACCTCGCCGCGCAGGATGGCCTTGACGACGTGGAACTCGTGCGCCGGCAAGCCACGGCCCGTCGTCTGCTCAAGCTCGCCCGCCTCGGCCTTCTCGACCAGCCACCGCGTCAACTCCGAATCGCGCGGGTTCCCGTAAGCCCGTGCCATCTCTATCTGACGGTCAGAGACAGTCACGAGCCGGCCCCCACCGATACGGAAGGTCATAGCCACGCTTGCGGAGGCGGGCGATATCGACACCGACGGTAGCCTTGGTGCTATCGAGCACCGTCGCGATCTCGCGGAGGGTCGCGCCCTCGCCCCACATGCGAACGATGGTTTCCGTCCTCTCGCGTGCCCGCTGGGCGACCTCGCCGCAGTCGGAGCAGTAGCCGCTTCCCGACCGTTTCCATATCAGCCGTCCGCAGCCGCCCTTGCAGGGCGCTCGCGAGGTGCGCCAGTCGCTCTCCCGCTTCGCCTCTCGACGGCCCGGCCGGGCACGGTCGCGGCGGGCATACTCGACAGCGCGCTCGGGATTCGCTGCCTTCAGCACACCCGCTGACGAACAGCCCAGCCGACGCGCGATCTCGGCGTACGACAAGCCCTCGCCGCGAAGGCGCTCGACCGCATCGCGATCAATCGTCCGAGGAGGGCCGGCGGCCATCTACCGCACCCCCTCGGACTGCGCGGCGTTGAAAGCCGTGAGGATCGCGGCGCACGCCTCGACCGTGGAGCCCTCGAAGCCGTGAATGTCGAAGCCGGGGACCTTCGACGCGAGAACCGCGTAGCTCGTCGCCTCTACGACTACCTGTGAGCCGTCCGGCTCTTTGATCGGCTCGCCATCAACTGCCGCTCGTAACTGGTCGAGCGTCCACCGCCAGTCGTCACGGGTGAAGTCCTGAAGGGTCTCTACTGCCTTCACGGACAGCACCACCGGCCCCGGCTCGGACAGACCCATCGAATGCGCCTCGTCCGGCTTTAGGTGCCTGACTACAAACGGTCCCGCGGTCACGACGACACCTCGAAGACGTGCAGCACGAACGACTCGCTGACCAGCGCGGTGCCGACGAACCGCATCCCCGACCCGACCTCCCGATGGCCGGTACCGACCAGCCGGAACGTCCGCGACTCGCCAACGGTCTTGTCAGGGTCGACGAGCGCCCAGAGGGTCGGGTCGCCGCCCTGAACGCCGACGTGCAGAACCTCCGCGCCTCCGGGCATCTCGACCACATGCTCGACCGGGCCGAGCGACAGACGCAACGGGAACTTCCACACCGCCTTCATCGGCTGTCCTCCCCCTGGGAAAAAGCGGCGGCGAGTCGCACGACCGTCGCTGCCAGCAGGTAGCGCAGCCAACCGACCGGCTCCAAGTCCTCGCACACATACGGCTCGCCGCTATCGCCGAAGCGAGACGGCGAGCAAGTCGCGAAGTAGACCTCATCGCCGTCCACGAACCGCACCATCACCTCCGGCGCGATGCCGTAGAGACGGCCCTCCTCGTCCACGTCGCCGTCGAAGTCACCGACCTCGACCACCCGGCCGTAGTCACGCGGACGCGCATCGCACGCCATTCGCACCCGGTCCCCGACCTCGTAGATCGTGTCGCTCATTGCTCCCCCGATCCAGTAGACGGCACGGCTACAGCCGGCCGATCAGCTCCGCCCAGATCGTTGCCGCGATGCCCAGCTTGATCGCCCGCGTCAACCACAGATCCACTGGCGGCGTCTCCGGAGTTGTCCGTCGGCGGCGGCTCATCGCTATCCCCCGCCGCTCCCGACTCGATCTGAGTCCAGCACGACGGGCAGTACGTGCACTGCGTGTACGGGTCGAACGCGACCCATCCCCCAGGTACAACCGACTCGACCTCGTCAACGACATAGACGCCGAACCCGTGGTCCTTCCCGCTGAAGCTCCGGAAACGCTTACGCAGCCAGTCGGTGCCCTCGACCTCAGCGAAACAGCCGTCACAGGTGAACGCCAACCGGACGCTCATCGCTCTCCCCAGTCAGCGACCCGCTCCACCGAGATCGCGCCGTCGGGTAGGGAGACTGAGCCGCCGTCCAGGCCGATGCTCAGCAAGAACGTGCCGCGGGGCAGCGAGTTGTCGTCGGTGTGATCCCGCGACTTCAGGTACGCCGCCTCCCGCGCCTCCTCCAGCGTGTCGACCGGATGGCGCTCGACCTCGGCCAGCCACGTTCCCGCGCCCTCGCAGCACTCGCACGCCGCGCCAACGCAGAACTGCGTGCCGTGAACGCACGGCCGCGACTCGCTGACCGTCACGACGTAGTGGCCGGTCTGCGGTCCCCGCTCCCCGTGATGGGAGACGTAGGCCATGAGCGGCTCAGAGACCGGCTCATGAGCCTCGCGCTGAGCGGGGTCACGTGCGATCTCGACAAAGCGTCGGGTGATCTCGCCGGTCCGCGCGAAACGGCCGATCGGCGACCCGGCCGACGCTATCGAGTGATGCGCGTACAGCTCCGCGATCTCTCGTGCCTCGCTGTCCTTGATGATCGACGGGGCGGTCATCGACCCGACTCCAGTTGCGCGACCAGATCGATCAGCGCATCGCGGATCTTGTCGTTATCGGCGTCCTCGTCCGCGGGGAGTCGGGCGGCGTTCGCCAGCGCGTCCGTACCGTGGGCTGTCGTGCCCTCGCTGATCCGGTCGATCAACGGGGCGAACTCGCGCTCCCACAACGTCTCCTCCGCGACGACCCAATCGCCCTGGCCGTAGTGGTCCGCGATCCGTTGGCAGGCAGTCGCGACACGGTTGTCGACCTGGCCGCGCTCCGGCGGGTCGAGACGGTCAGCGACGCACTGGGCGACCGCACCCGCCAGGGTCGTCGCGTCGAACTCCTCAGGCACGGCGTTAGGCTGCGTCTCAGCCATAGGAGGTCACTGCTCCTTTGGTTAGGACCGGGGCGGTGCTTCCAACACCAAGCCGGTCCGTCTTACGTTGTACCCACACCCTAAAGTACTTGACCTTTCGTGTCAAGCGGGTTAGGCTCAGCGCATGGACGACATCGAGATCCTTCGCCAGCTCGCACAGCTCGGCGACGAGAAAGCCAAAGCCGAGGCAGACCGCCACCAGGTCATGCTCAAGATCACCAACCTCGCGCCGAAGGCCGTGGCCGCCGGGATCACCAAAGCGGAGATCGCTCGCCGCACCAAGCTGAGCGAGCCGACCGTCTACGCGATGTTCGACGACTAGCCGCCCACCAACTTGAGCACCAGATAGAAGACGGCGCTCCCCGCAGCACCCTCCAAAACGCGCACCATCGACCCCCGTAGTTTCTGACGGAGCGTCGGTCGGGTATCGAAGGCAGAGCGGCGCATTGGTTTCTTTCCAATTACGCCCCCGTACAAGCCGAGAAATGAGGGCGTTGCCGTACTCCTCGTGGCCGTGAACCCGGCTACTGGCCGGCAGGGGAAGTAGCGCCAGCCCCATCACGCCGCCGCCCTTCGCGCCCGCTCACGCGCGAGACGCCACCGCCGATACTCCTTGGAGTTCTCCCGACCCGGCGAGTCCGGCAGGCGACGAGCGCGATTCGCCCGCGCGGTCGCCTCACCCTGCGACAGCGACGCCAGGTGCAGCCGCTTCCACCCCGCCCGCATCCCCTCCAGGCACGACCCCTCCGACGCATACCCCACCTTCTCCCAGATCGCGCGAGCAATCGCCCGCATCGACACGCCCCGCGCGTCGTGGACCCGGTGAAGCTCGCGGAGCTGGTCGTCGGACAGCTTGCCGTGAACGCCGACGCGCTTACCCAGCCGGGTCCGTGTCGGCGTCTCGCACCACACGCAGAGCCCGTCGCGGACCAGGGCGTCCTCGCGACACGTCGGGCAGTAAGCCGTGAGGGTCACCCTCGCCTCCCGTCTACCTGGAGAGCGCCGTTCATGCCGCATCCTCGAATCCGAGCTGGCCCGCGATCTGCTCAGCCGGCTTCGGAGCCGGCGCTAGGTAGTCCTCGCTGTGCTTCTCGACGTGCGCGATCCGCGCCTGCGCGATCGCGACGTACTCGGCCTCGCGCTCGATGCCAACGAAGTCGACACCCTCGAGCACCGCGGCGCAGCCCGACGTGCCGGACCCCGTAAACGGATCAAGGACAACCGCGCCGGGCGGGGTGATCAGCCGGACCAGCCAGCGCATGAGCGCGATCGGCTTGACCGTCGGATGCGAGTTACGAGCGGTCTTGTCAGTCCCGTCGCTTTGAAACGTGCCGGGCGACTGATCGCCAGCCGACCAGTTCAGCGCCTTCGCGTCGAAGCCCTCAAGCCCCACGTTGCGCTCCGCCCTCGACACCTTCGCGCGGTAGAAGAAGCGAGACGCGCCACCGCGATTCGCCGTAGATCGACTCTGCCGGAGCTCGTTGCGGGCGTAGCGGCCATAGACCTCGGCGCGGTGCTCGCCGGAGAAGCCGTCCGACTTGCCGCTGACGAGCTCACCCGACTGCTCGTCGAGCGTTGCCGCCGCTGCCTCGTCGAGGACGACGTTTGCTGGCCAACGGCCCCGCGACCCGTCGTAGGGCTCGCGGACGATCTCGCCGCCCTCCATCGTCCGACCGCTGCCCTTCGCCGTGGGCGGCGTCGAGCCCGGCCCATCGCTGACCGTGTCGATCCGGCACCCGTCGATGTTCAGTCCGCCGGTGCCGTGCTCCAACACGTTCGCCGCGACCGTGCCGACGAGGGGCTTACGGGCTACGACGATCGGCTCATGCGCTGGCTTGAGCGCAGTGCCCCAGCCGTCCCACTCAGCGGCGTCGGTTGCCTTGCCGACGTTCAGCGACTTCGGGAACCCGCTCCCGAATAGCCAAGCGAGGCAGTCGCGAATCTCGAACCCCGCATCCTCGATCCCCGCCGCGAGCCGATGATAGGTGCGGGTGCCGCCGAAGGCGAGCATGTGGCCGCCCGGCTTCAATACGCGCAGCGCCTCCCCGGCCCACTCCTTACACCACGCCTGGAAAGCCTCGTTCGCCGTCAGGCTCAAGTCCTGGCCGGCACGTGCTCGTGCAGCAGCCTCGATGTCCGCACCGTCCCACGCCTGCCCCATGAACCGGATTCCGTAGGGCGGGTCGCACACGACGGCATCGACGGACGCCACGTCCATCGCCCGCATCTGCTCGACGCAGTCCGCCTGCTCGACACGCCAGCTCACGCTCCCGCTCCTACACTCGGATGATGGCCCTGCCGCCGTTCGTGATCCGTCTGGTCCTGCTCCAAGAGGACGACGTCACGCACGACCTGATCGCCGCTGTCGCCACCAAACTCAACCGGCCCATCCCGAAGATCGACCGGAACTCCGTGCTCGACGACCCCGGCTGCGACGTAGCGTCCTTCTACGTCGGCACGCACTGGCCCGACCCGATCGGACGAACGCTCGAAGCGCTCGATGACACCCGAGACGACTGGCGGGACCGGATCGAAGTCCGCGCGACGCCGTGGACGCACGACTCGCCGACACCGCCCGGCTGCGAGATCAAGCTTTTCCGACCGTCGGGACGACGGCGCAGCTTTCGGTGAACAGAGCGTCACGACACCGCTCCGAGTTCAAGCTGGCCGGTCGTCTCGCAACGGTGCTCGGCCGCGTCGGGGCAGGTAGCGAAGTGCGAACGGTGGAGCGTCGCGCCCGACCCCTTCCACTCGCCCACGCGGGCTAGGTCGCCGCCAGCCAGCACCTTGCCGCCGCCGGTCGCCGGGTTGTAGGCGACAAGACCAACCGCCTCGAACCCGACCGGCTCCGAGTCGAGCGGCATCCGAACCCGGCCGATCCACGCCCACCTCAGCGACGCACCGCACGACCGGCAGGCGCTCATGCCGCGTACCCGCACGCGATGTCGTAGGCGCGCGTGTCCGCTGACGGCTCGTCCCCGCAGAGGGTGCAAACAGCGGACGGGCGGGACTTCAGCGCGCCGCACGACGTGCAGTTCGCCGCGCCACGAACCATCCCGTAGTGGCGCTCCTGCTCGCCCCGCCGGATCTCGCCGCGAGCATGCGCCTCGGCCCGCTCGCGCTCCCTCTGCTCGAAGGCGGCGGCCTGCCACTCGCGGTGCTCCGCAAGCCAAGCGGCCACGTCCCCGGCGGTGACGTCCTGGTCGCGGACAGGGAACGGCAGCCGGTCTATCGGTAGTCCGTACTGGTTGCCGTCGGCGAGTGGCCAGAGAGCGCGGCCCTGCTCCGAGAACGCCAGCACACCGCCGTCTGCCACGGCGCGGAGCGCGTTGTGTGCACGGGCGATTCGCTTCGCTAGCTCGTCGTCTCCGGGGGGGGCTTCACGGCCAGCTATGGCCATCGGCGTCAGACCGACGCGGGCGGCCTGCCTGGCGTTGAGTGCCGGGGCGAGAAGCCGCTCCGCAACCTCGGCGGCCTCCGCCGCAGTCTCGGGAAGCCGGTCCAGGGCAAGCAACCCATCGGCGGCCACGGAGACCGAACGTCGCCACGGCATGTCCGCGCCGCGCGGACCGCCTGTCCTGCGCCGCATCCCGTCGCCTGTGCCGTCACGCCGCCCCTCCGGGGCGTCGTCGCGACCCTGGCGCCAGACCTGCGTCTTACAGGCCGCACAGCAGTGCTTGATGTTCGGCCGGGCACGGACCCGCTCCTGGTCGATGACCGTCCTGCGGCCATCGCCGTCCACGCAGTCCAGGTTCGCGCAGTAGCGGACCTCGCTCATGCCGCCAACCGCCCCCGCTCGGTAAGCATGATGGAAATGGCAAAGAGGAACCCCGTTGCGAGGATCGGTCAGCGCGAAGTCGAGATTCTTCTCGGACAGCCCCGCCCGCTTGATCCGCTGCTGCGGAACGTAGTGGTGGGCCTGTATTCCACCCCAGCATCCCCCGTCGTGTGCGAGCGCGCAGCCCGACGTGTCGTCGTCGGTGACGAGGTGGTGGAACTCCGCGGTCGAGAACTTCTGGCGGCGACGGGATCGGAGTGTCGACCCGCGCTCGCGCAGCTTGTCGCCCTCGGCCTCCATCCGGGCGACGCCGACCTGGCGCAGCTCCGAACGCGACTGGTTGAAGCGTGTCGTCGCGATCTCGCCGCATCCCTCGCAGGGCTTGGCCTTGACACCGAAGTCGGCATCGTTGACGTGCTCGCACGCCGTGCAGATCAGCTTGCCCATCAGGCGCTGGCCCCGTTTGCGACTGGGTTAGGGGCCGGCGTGCGACTGGGCTGCGACTGGATGGCCGCCGCTCTGGCGAAAGTCCCTGCAAACGTGTCGCAGTCTGTCGCACCTACACCCGCTCCAGAAGCGGTGTTCTGGAGCGGGTGTCCCGGATTGTCGCACCCGGTTGCACCTATGGAGACGGTGGGAATCGAACCCACGTCCGCGGTCGTGCGAATACAGCGTCTACGAGCGTAGCCGGCCCTCTGTTCTCACCCCGAGCTAGCCTGACCGGCCGGGTTGCT